TCATCCGCGGCGGCCGCGCAGCATGGCGGCGATGGTTTCGCTGCCGTAGCCGCTGCGCTCCCAGAACACGTTCGGCACCGTGCCGCCGTTGCGCAGAATGAGCGCGATCTGCCGCCGCGCGTCGCTGCGCGCGGCCTTTTCCGCCTGCTCCTTTTCGCTCTTTTCCTTTTCGGCGGCGGCCTGCTCGGCCTTGGCCTTTTTCTCTGCGGCGGCGCGCGCCTCGGCGGCCGCCTTGGCCTGCTGCTGCAGCTTGCTGTCCGCGCGGGAGAAGTCCGCGTCGTCCATTTCGAGCAGCGCCGCGATCTGCGCCTTCGTCACGCTGTCGCGGCTGTCGGCCACGTCAAGCAGGCTGTCGATCGCGCTCAGGCGCGTCTTGCGCTCGCCGTTGTAGCGCTCGTAGGCAAGCTGCGCCAGCTCCGGCAGCTTGCCGGCGAGCATTGCGCGGTAATAGCCGCCGGCCTGCTGCGCCGCGGCCACGGCCGCCGTCGAGGCCTGCCCGCCGGTCAGCGACGCGGCGGCGCCGAGGGCGTTGGCCGCCGCGAGATCGGCCTGCCGCTCGTACTGCCGGCGGTAGGCGGCATAGAGCTTGTCCGATGCCGGGTCATAGTCAAACTGCTCGCCGAGCAGCGCGTCGAGCATCTGGTCGATGCGCGCGCGCTGTCCGGACGTGTCGCGCTCGGTCAGCAGCGTCTCCGCCTGCCGGCGGTGCGTGTCGTCATAGTCCGGCACGTCCTCGACCGGCAGGTACTGCGCGTAGTCGTTCGTCTGCACCATGCCGGTCAGCCCCTCGCCGGCGACCTTGGCGTTGCGCTGCTGCTCGTAGATGGCGGCGGCCATGTTGTCGCCGCGCGCTGTCGCCTGCCGGATGAGGTCGGTGTAGTCGGTGTCCTTGTCGTATTTGTATTTTGTAGCCATAAGCTCTCCTTTCCTCAGTGCTGCGGCCCGGCGGCGGCCTGCGTGTACGCGAGCGACTGCAGCCGCCACGCGCCCGTGCCCGTCAGCCGCAGGCGGAAGTGGTCGCACCGGCGCGGCACGACCGGCAGCGTGACCGAGCGCTTCGCGCCCGCCGCCACGGCGGCCAGCGTGTGCCACACGCCGTCGCTGTCATACTGCACTGCCGCCGTGATGCTCGCGCCCGCGTCCGCCTCCAGGCGGAGCTGCACGCGCAGCAGGCGCTTGCAGTCCGGGCTGCCGCAGACGAAGTCGCCCGTTTCGAGCAGGCTCGGCATCTGCGCCGTGCTGCCGGCGCCGAAGCGCCAGACGCCGCTGCCGTCCTGCGCGTAGAGCACGCCGTCGCGGCGCGCGAACCCGCGCGCGTGAAAATCATCCTCCCGGCTCCAGAGCCCGCTGCGCGTGTCGTATACGAACAGGTGCCAGGCACCCTGCGCATCGCGTGCCGAGAGATACCAGCGCGTGCCGTCCGTGCCTGCGGCGCCGCCCATGAGCGTGCGCCCGAGCGCGTCGCCGATGCGCACCGGCCGTCCGCCGGATGTGCGCGCCGGCCCGACGGAGGAGAGGTAGTAGAGCGTTTCCGCCGCCGTCACGAGCGTGTTGCCGGAGCTCTTTTCCGCCCCCAGCGCGGCCGAGGCCACGAGCTGGAAGTTGTCCGGCCGCGTGCCGTAGAGCCGCCACAGCCCCTCCGGCTTGAGAAACACGACGCCGCTGCCCGTCGCCGCGCAGCCGGAAAAATCGCCCGGCGCGCCCACGTCCACGCTCCACGCCGCCGTGGCGACGGCGCCGTCCGCGTCCGCCTCGTACCAGAACCAGCTCAGCGGGTCGCCGAGCTTCGTGCACCAGACGGTGTCCTGCGCGCACGCCCAGATGCGGTTGCCGTAGCTGCACGCGTGCTGCGCCATGGGCATCGGCCGCGTGATCGTGACGGTCTCGGTCGTCCCGGCGGCGGAGAACGTGTCGGCATCGAAGCGCAGCGCCGCGCCGGGAATGGCGCGGATGATGTACGTGCCGTTGTCCTTCGGGTCGGAAAAGCCGCGGATCGTCACGGCGTCGCCCACGCGAAAGCCGGCGGCGATGCCGTCTGCGCTGAGCGTGTCGGCGCGGGCGCTGCTGCCGTCGCCGTCGTCCGTGCGCGTGAGCGACACGGTGCCACTCCAGCTCGGCTCCGCGTTGCCGAATGCGCCCGTGTCCGGCCGGAACCAGAGCTTGTCCGGCCAGATGAGCACGGTGCCGCCGAGCTCGGCGAACACCTTCGGCCCGTTGATGAGCGTGCAGCCGGCGACGGGCGTGCCGTTGAAATACAGCGCCGTGCCGTCGCACCAGAGCAGGCCGCCGGCGGCGGCAAACAGGCCGTTCGGCGCCCCGCCGCCGGGGTAGGTAAGCGTGCGGCCCGGCCGCGTGGAAAACAGCGGCGCGTCGGCCGCCGAGCCGTTGGTCATTTCGTAGATGCCGCCCTCGCCGCAGCCCGGCCGGTGGTCGTAGCCGCGGAAGTCGGTCTGCACGCGCCGCGTCACGGCCATGGCGCGGGGAAATGTGGGTAGATGCATGCGCTGCCTCCTTACTGATCTGTGGTCTGCCCGCTGCGGATGTCCGCGCGCAGGCGCTCGAGCGCGGCGGGGTTGAAGTTTTCGCTGCCGAGGTTCGTGAGCGTGTACTGCAGTGCCTCCAGCAGCCGCACGATCGTCTCCTCCAGCGCCGTCACGCGCGCATCGAGCCCCTCGGCGCCGGTGCGCTCCGGCAGCGGGAAATTCAGCGGGGAAAAGTCCGTCATGCCGCACCGTCCCCGTCTCCGCCGCCGCGGTCGGAAATGCCGGCGCGCAGCGCGGCAATGGCCCGCAGGAGAAACGGCGGCATCGGCGCGCCGAGCGCGCCCGCGTTCTCGGCGATGCTGCCGAGCTCCGTCAGCAGATACCACGCCGTCACGAGCGGGCACAGCAGCACGTCATAGTCGATGCCCAGCCCGGGCACGCTGCCGAGCAGCACCCGCAGGGCAAAGTCCAGCAGCGCGGCCACGAGCACGCCTGCCACGGATCCGGCCTTGTGCCAGAGCCCCTCGCGGGCGACGCGGCTGCTCCATGTGCCCGCGTGCAGGGCGGCGGCGCTGCCGGTGGCGTAGTCGAGCAGCATGGCCGCAAACCATGCCGCCATCAGCCAGCCCGTCCAGCCCCAGAAGGCGGTCAGGGCGGCGGCCGCCGTGCAGGCGGCCGCTTTGATCGTTGTGAGTCTGTCCATTTATTGCTCCTGCCTCAGCGCGAGCATGCGCTGCATGATTACCAGCAGCCGGATCATGTCCATCGACAGGTCGAGCCTTCCGCCGCCCACGCCGCCGATTGCGCCGGCGTCCACGAGCGCGCGCACCGTGTCCTGCGCCCAGCCCGGCATCTCTTCGATCGTGTTGTACCTAATCATGTCATCCTCCTCGTCTGTGTCTGTATTTCCCGCGGCCAGTGCGGCCGCGACATCCCTGCGGAATCCGTCCATCGTGTAGCCCATGCCATAGGCATTCCACAGATATTCCGGGTCGGCGTGGTTGCTCGCCACCCCGCGCCGGTGCCCTTCCGCATGGCCGATGATGACGCCATCCGCCAGCGGGTCAAGCCCATACGTCTCGCACAGCCGCGCGAACAGCTCCACAGCCGTGCGGTATGTGCCCGCAATCTGCTCGGCCGATTCGGCGCAGGGCATGGTAGATGCCGGCTCCGTCATCTCCACGCCGATGTGCGTGTTGTTGGCGCTGCCCCCGCAGTGCCAGCCGCGCATCTCCCACGGCAGCGTCTGATACACCGTGCCGTCCGCCTGCGCAAATGCGTGCACGCAGACCGACTGGCCGCCCGGCTGATACTGATTGAAATTGCGTGCAAACACCGCCGCCGACGGCTGCGCGCACCCCACGCTGTGCAGCATGATGCCCTGCGGGTGCAGCGGCGTGCCGATCTGGTAGCACTTATTTGCCGTGGCAAATGCCTCGATGATGTGAATGCTCATGCCACTGCCTCCCACGCTGCCGCGTAGTCCGCCGGGCTATATGCCGTGTCGGCCGTGCAGCGGTACGTCTTGCCGTCCGTCCAGATCATGTACTCGCCGGCTTTGTACATGTCGTGCGCGCCGGTCGGCTGCGCAAACGGCCGGGCGGTCTCCTTGCTCGTGCCGTGCAGCGGCCGGTTGAAGGTGCCCCACGCCGCATTGCCCGGCCGGATGCCCGGGTATTCGGCGTTGTCATACGCCGCATAGCATTCCCACGTCTGGTCGCCCGCGTTGTAGATCTCGCCGGCGGCGTGTGCGCCGGCCGTCCAATCGGGATAGAGCACGCGGATAACCAGCCGCGTGTTGTCCTCTGTCACCGCATCCCGCGCCGCGACGATCGCCGCGCGGAAGGCCGCCGCACCATTGGCGTCCAGCTCCGGGTCGCCGCTGATCCTGCTGATGATTGCTTTGCCCGCGTTGGCGGCCGCCTGCATCGCTGCTCGATCCTCGGACTCCGCGCGTGTGCGGCTGCGCATATATTCCCGCATCTGCATCGTCACACCTCCGTCTCCACGAGCACGATCGGCTCGCTGCACGTCGCGCGTCCTCCGGACTGCGCATATACCTTTACGCCGATTTCCCACTTGTCAGTCGTCTTGGTGGTGTTGCCGAGCGCCACCACCTGATCCGGCGCGCACGCCACCCACGTTGGGGCGGCGTCCTTGGCGTTATTTGACACGTACATGTTGTATGCCGTCGCGTTTGTGATCTCGATCTGCACGCGCGCTTTTTTGGGCCGCTTGTCCGTCTGGCCGCAGTATGCCGTAAATTGCACCTCTCTGTACAGCTTCCCGGCGTCCGGCAGAATATAGATGGTGTCCTCTGCTGCGTCGGACACCATTGTGGCGTTCGCCACCTTAAAAACGGGGCGCGCGCAGCCATTGTAGGACGCATTGTTGGCGTAAACCGCGCCGCTGGAGCCGACGCAGCGCATCTGCGACGCCGAGTCAGCCGTCCGCAGCCACCAGACGCTCGCTTTGCCCGCCGAGTTAGCCGCGGTCAGCGCTTTTTTTGCATCTGTCGTGCTCTTGTGCGCCTTGAGCGCATCCAGCATGCTGTCCCCTTCCGGCACGCTCCCGACGCCAACCTCGATTCCCGACAGCAGATAAACGCTCCGCGCGATCTCCTGCACAGTGTCCGTATCCGGCGGCTTGACTTTGATCGTCGTCGGCAGAATGGCCGCACGCATCTTGGCGTCAAAGCGCGACAAGTATCCTGTCTCCGAGTCGTTGAGCCATATGTCCATCTCGCTGCCGATGTAAGTCGCGTTGTTGGTGGGATTGATGCGCTTGCTGTCCAGCACCTCGTCGCGCAAAAGGACGACGCCGTCCGGGTCTTTGCGCAGCGGAAGGTATCTCACTGCCGTCGTCACGCCGTTGGATGTCTCGTCGTAATAGAGCACCTCGTCAAGCGAGATGGATCCGATTGTTCTTGCCAATAATAACCACTCCCTCCATGGTTGCCCTTGTCCTGTGCCCGGCTTTTTGCAGGCGGAGCACAGGGCGTCTGCCCATCTCGATGACGGTGCGGTCACACATATCCGGTGTAAGCAGCCGCAGGCCGTCCGCGAGATTGCACAGCGTAAAGTTGCCGGCGATCACGATACCGCCAGCCGCGCGTACTTATCCACCGCGCCGATTGTGATCGACAGTTCGTCGGAGCTCTGGAAGTCTGCAATGTAGACGCCCACGGCAGACAGGTCTGTGCTCCCGCCGCCGGAAATTGCTCGTACCGCAGCGCCCATCTCGGCAATTTTGTACTTCGTGGTCGCGCCGTTCTTTTCCCGGATGGCTGCTGCAATGTCCTGCACAGATGCTTCTTCGTACAGTTTCTTTGCCATCAGTAGGTTACCTCCGTACCGTCCGCGATTTCTACGGTTTTCGCCGCGCTGCCATCATAGGTGACGGTGGTGCTGCCGAGCTTGATCGTCAGCGCATTGGGATTTTTCAGCGCCGTGGGCACGGCAGTCTTGTTGGCGCCGCGCTCGATGCCGTCGAGCTTGGCCTTGTCAGCGGCGGACATCAGACCGGCAGCGTCCTGCGTGGCGGATGTTTTGTCCGCCTTGGCGTCCCACGCTGCGGCCCGCCTGGCCGTGATGCCGTCGAGCGCGGCCTTGTTCGCGTGCGTGTGCCGTGCGGCGGTGTTGGCGGCGATTTCCTTTGCCAGCCCCGGTGCTGCGGCCACGGTGCCGTTCGTGCGCTGGAACCACTTGGCGTACTCGTCGAGTGCTGCGTTGAACAGCAGCATGCTGTCGGCATAGTGCGCCATCTCGTGCGCGGCATAGTCGCACATGGCGATGACGTAGTAGACGTACAGCCGGTCGAACGGCGCGGGCACGCGCAGTTTTGTGCTGCGGTCGGTGTCCGCGTCATAGGTCACGCATGCTTCCGGCGCGGTGCCGAGGATGCGTGTCTGGATCATGCTCTCGCACTCGTTGAGCCAGAGCAGCTTCGCCGCGTCGTCCCATGCGTTGGGGCAGATCGTATCGACGCGCGTGAGCACCTGTTGGATCGTCGCCATACTTACAGCCCCAGCGCGCCGCTCTCGGCGGCAAAGCGGGCGCTCTCGCGCTCGATGAGTGCGCCGGTGCGCGCGTCCTGCGCCTCCCCCTGGGCGAGCACGAGCGCGAAGCGGCGCGGGATGGTCACGTCCTCACCGCGCGGGATGCGCACGGTCTCGCCGTTGACGGTCACGAGCTTGTCCTCCTTGTAGCTGCCGTTGTCGCGGAACAGACGCACGGTCACGGGTTCGCTCAGCCAGGCCTCAGCGGCGGCGCGGTCGGTCTTTTTTCTGGTTGCCATAGTCAAAAATCCTCCTGTCAGATCATGGTGCCTCCCGCCGGGCGGCGGGAGGCGATGGTGGAAATGTTACTCGGTGTACGTGCTGCAGGTCTCGATGCGGCGGATGGCGCTGTCGTCAAGACGCACGGCGACCTTCGTGGCCTTCCAGCCGACGCTGGCGCGCTGGTTGAGCGGGTCGCCCGTGCCGGCGGAGCCGAGCTGCTTGACGATGTGCTCGAGACCGCCGCCGGTGATCTCGGTCGTGCCGTAGCCGTCGGCGCCGAGCACGAGCGTGACGTACACGTCGCGCCCCTGCGCGCCGGCCTCACCGGGGTAGATGATGGCGTTGTCCTCGGCCGTGACGGCGGCGTCGACGGTCATGGAGCTCGCGGTGTTGGCCGTGACGGTCACGCACGCATTGCCGATGAGCACCTGGCGGCCGACGAGCGCGCCGGCTTTCACGGTGCCGCCGTCGAAGGGGACGGTTGTCTTGTTGTCCACCGCGGCGCTCACGAGCAGGGTGCGGCTGTTGTCGGCCAGGTCGGCCGCGTGGAAGATCTTCGCCTCCGTGCTCTCGACGAAGCGGCAGCCCTCGATCTTGCCGATCTCGCCCTCGTACATGTGCTCGGTGTCGACGTACTGGTGCGGTGCCAGCCACTTCGGGTCGTTCATGAGGTCATAGGCCACGTCGGGGTGGATGATGACCGGGAACGCGCCGTCGATGCGGCGGCAGTTGGCGTTTTTGAGCGCGCGCACGGCGCGGCGGATGCAGTCGACGGTCAGGTAGTTGTTGTCGGCAGCGCTGGCGTTGCCGCCCTGCAGCAGGTAGCGGGCGGACACGGACTCGTCGGCGTACTGCACATTGTCGCCGCCGACGAGCACCTCGCGGGTGATCGTGTCGAGCGTGCGGCCGGCCTGCGCGCCGAGGAGCTTCGTGGCCATGGTGAGGTTGTTGTCGATGGCGGTCAGCAGCAGCAGGTCGCTCATCTGGATGTAGCCGCCGTACTGGCGCACGGCCGCCTCGACCGTGGTCATGCTCAGGCTCTGACCGTCGGGGGTCACGCCCTCGGTCAGGGCGGTCAGCGCCTTGCCGAGCGGGGCGAAGCGGCGGAACTGGATCGTCTTGCCGCCGTTTGCGGGGATGGGGTGCTTCTGCGCGAACTGGTCGTGCACCAGCTCGGGCTCGGCCGCGTCGATGAGATAGTCCGAGTAGAACGTCTTCATCTCCTCGGTCAGGCTCTGCTGGGTGGTCACCTGCGTGTTTGCGTCAAACAGGTGCAGGTTCATGTGGATGTTTTCCATGCTCATGTCTCCTTTTTTCTCTGCTGTCCGCTTCCGGGGACAGCGCCGGGGCAGCGCCCGGCCGCTGCGCTGCCGTGGTGGGTCGTCTCCTGCGCAGGGACGCGGCCGGTGTCCTCCGCAACGTGGCCGGGGTAGGCGGCGGCAAGCTGCCGCAGACCCGTCACGGCCACGGTAAACGCCGCGCGCACATCGGCCCGGTCGTCGGCTGCGATGGCTGCGTGTCCGGCACGCAGCATCCGCTGCGCGCCCTGTGCGCCGAGGCCATCGAGCGCGCCCGCCAGCGCGCACACGAGCGCGGACGCGCCCGCACACACGATGTCCTGCCCCGGGCAGAAGCCCGCGTGGCCGTCCACGCGCAGCACGCACCGCCCGCCCCGGCAAGTGTACGCGAAGCGGGTCACAGGCTCAGCTTCACGCGCTCGCCGCGCTCTGCGCGCGCGGCGAGCGCCGCGCGGTCGGCGCGGCTCATGCGCGACACGTCCGGCCGCACCACGATGCCGGCTCCGCCGCCGCCCAGGCCGTTTTCGGCCGGGCGCAGACCGCGGGCGCGGATGTGTTCGGCCACGCGCTGTTCGGCGCTGCGGCCGGCCTGTGCGCAGGCCGCCGTCAGCATGGCCTGCGCGTGCAGCGCAAACCATGCCGTGCGCACGTCGATGCCGGCGCGCAGCAGCGTGCAAAACTGCGCGTCGTCCAGCGCCGCGCCCAGGTCAAAGTCCGGGCACTGCGCCGTCAGGTCGTCCGCCTCGCGCGCCCAGCGCGCGGCAGCCTGTTCGGCCGTGCGGCGTGCGTTTTCCTCCTGCCGGCGCGCGATGGCGCCGCGCAGCGCGCCGACGGTCACGGCCTGCTCGGCCGGCGTCTGCGCTGCCGTCTCCGGCGCGGCCGCGGGTGCGCTCTGCTCCGGCGCCGCGGCGGGGATATTGGGTTCGTTCATGCTCTGTGCTCCTTCCTGCCCTCAGCGGGCGTTGGCTGTGATGACGCGGTTTTTCTCTGCCTGCGCTTCCAGCAGCGGGTCGGTGCCCGCCGCTGCGTCCGGCGTCTCCGGCTGCGGCGGCGCGATATTGCCGCGCACGGCTTCGAGCACCTTGTCGCGCCCCGGAAACTGCATCATCTCCAGCATCGGCACGGCCTGCTGCGCGTAGGCGGGGTTGAACACGCCGAGCTGGTAGAGCTGCCGCGCCAGCTCGTTTTGCGACGCGGTGGCATACGGGCTCTCTTTCTGCGCGTGCACCGACACGTCGAACGCCGGCGCGCGATAGAGCGGCGCGCCGTCCGCGTCCATGCCCACGGTGCGTGCGCGCAGCCCGGCGTTGGAGTACGTGCAGAACGCATACCCCTGCGCGCCCGGCGCCGCCACACGAAACGGCCGCGTCTCGGTGTAGTACGCGCGGATGAGCTCGATCACGAGCTCGACCACGCGCTCGAACGCGCGGTAGCTCGCGCGCAGCGTGTCGCGGCTGGATTTGCTGCCGGCCTCCTGCAGCGCCGCGATGGCGCTGGCCGCCGTCACGCCGCCGGACACGCTGCCCTGCGTCACGTCGCGGCTGTTGCTCGTCTCCTTGAGCTCGTTGATCTTGAGCTGCAGCATGTTCACCCACTGGCCGTCGAGATTGTAGAGGCTGATCTGGCGCAGGCGCTCGTCGTCGATGCTGCCCTCGACCTCGACGAGGGGCTTCGACCAGTCGAGAAATTCCTGCGCGTTCACGCCGCAGCCCTTCTTCACCCAGAAGCGCGGGGTGGAGGCCTTCATGCTCATTTCGAGCAGGTTGCCGCTCAGGCGGTCGATGTACTGCTGCGGATCCTTGCTCACGGCGATCATGCCGAACCCGCACGGCGTGCCGGCCTCGGGATAGAGCACGTCGAACACGACCGGGTACTGCCCGTGCGGGTAGAAGCCGCCGGCCATGGCGGGGTCGTTTTCGCTCGCGTAGAGCAGGTCGCGCCCGGTGAATTTGATCAGGTGCAGCGCCGTGCCGCCGCCGGGCAGCGGCTTTTTGTAGTACCAGTCGACGACGATGCTCTTGTTCGAGGTGTCCACCGCGTCGTCGTACAGGTACTGCGCCAGCTCCACGCCGCAGTTGCCGGGGCGCGCGTCCGGCCAGGCGGCGGCGATGTCGTCGTTGTCCATGAGCGCGCAGATGAACAAGTTCCGGCTGGCCTGAATGTCCGTGATGCCCGGCTCCCAGAACAGGTTCAGCAGGTCGAGCTGGCGCACGGCCACGTCGCCGAGACCGTGGCTCTGCGCGCTGTCCCAGAACACGCCGTAGGCCGCGCACCCGTGCTTGAGCTTGTACCACCACGCATCCGACCACACCTGCTCGAAGTGCGCCTTTTCCAGCACGGCCGGCACGATGGCCGACAGCGCCTTCGCGTCCGGTTCATCGGCTTCACTGCGCGGCAGGATCACCGCCTCGGGGAAGCTGTCCATCGCGTCGGCGTGCTTCGAGACGATGGCGTTGAACAGCCACGCGCTCGTCGGCTCCACCACGTCCGCGCCCTGCTCGCGCCGGCGGTCGCGCAGGTACTGCCAGTGCCGCAGGCGGTACCACTGCTCGTCGGCGATGATGCGCGCCTCGAGCGCGCGCTTGCCGTCCTTGTACCGGCGCAGAAGCTCCGTGCCGCGCGCCACGTCGTCCGGCGTGATCACGGGCGCGGCCGTGTCCGGCAGCGCCGGCTCCGCCGCCTGCCCCGCCGCGGCGAAAAACGCCGCATCCGCCGCGCGGCCGGGCAGGGAATTCGTTTTCTCGTTTGTCATAGGCTCTCCTTTTTGCTGCCGTTTCCGGCATGTGGTTTACATAACTTTTAACATTTTGCGAGAAAAAGAGACTGCCATTGCAGTCTTTTCGTGTTTACATAATCAGTCACTGCTCAGCGGGTCGAATACTGTCGGCGTCCGCTGCACCGCTGGCCGCGGCGCGATGGGGTCGGACTGGCACAGGTAGCGGATCTCGTCGGCGATGTGATCCTCCTGCCGCGTGTCCACGTCCTCGGGCGCGTGCGCGTCGTAGTGCAGCAGCGGCAGCGTGCGCCGCGTGTCCCGGCAGTTGCGGAATACATACAGCATCGGCAGCCCGGCGGCGTCGAACGCCAGCCGGTAGTGCACCTGCATCCAGCCGGGCAGGCGCTTGTGGTCGCCGGGCTCGAAGTACACGCCGTACCGGTCGGCAATGTCGGCGATGCTGTCGCCGCGCGACGCGTCCCAGATCGCGGGGTCGGCCACGCCGCGGATGTCGCGGCCGCGCAGATAGGGGTGCGTGGTCTCCGTCGTGCGGATCTGCTCGAAGATCTGCTCCGGCGTCCAGCGCACGCCGGTGTCCGGCTCACCGGGCACGCAGCCGTAGAGCTCGAGGATGCGGTACAGCCGCCCGTCGAAGTCCACCGCCCACCAGCCCACGGAAAAGGGCTTGGCGTACCCGAAGTCGAAGCTGCGGTACACCCGCCACGTGTCCGGGATGTCGAACGGCTCGATCACGTGCGTCCACTTCCCGTCGGCGTAGTGCGCGGGGTCGTCGCGCCACTCGGCGAATACCTGCCCCTCGTACACGTTCCAGTCGCCCTCCAGGTGTGCGCGCCGCCTTGCGGGCGGCAGCGCCTCGAGCCGTTTGAGATAGCCGGGGTCGCGCTGCATGAGCACCTGGTTGTCATAGACCTTGGCCGGTATGAACACATAGTCCTTCGGGGACTCTCCGTCCCGGAACGCACGGTCGATGAACAGGCGCTTGATGTAGGCGTGCCCCGGTCCGCCGGGGTTGCAGGTGTAGTAGATGCGCGGTACGAAATCCGTGCGCGTCGTGCGCAGGCAGGTGGCGATGAACGTCAGCCAGTCGGGCTCAAAGTTCGTGGCCTCCTCGAAGCCGATCACCTCGTACTCCTGCCCCTGATACTGGGCGCAGTCGCTGTCGCTGTCGCAGTAGCCCATCACGAGCCGCGACCCGTTCGGAAACCGGAACGCGCGCTCCGCGCCGCTCCACGCGGCGTAGCCCGCCAGCTCGCGCTGCAGCGGCAGGATGTGGTTGGCGCGCAGTTCCGGCAGCGTCCGGCGCAGCAGCAGCAGCTTCAGCCCCGGGTAGCGCATGGCGAGCAGGACGAGCTTGCGCCGCATGGCCCAGCTCTTGCCGCCGCCGCGCGCCCCACCGTAGGCGATGTTTGCCGCCTCCGCGCGGAAAAATGCCTGCTGGCGCGCGTTTGGCGTCTCGCGCCGCAGCACCTTATAAATATAGGGTTCGTTTTTGCGTGCCATCGCGCCTCCTTAGCGGCTCCACTGTTCGAGCGCGCCCTCAAAGCGCAGCACCTCCGGCTCCGCCTCATCGTCGTCTTTTGCGGCCGTCCTGCTCCGCTCGTGGCCGAGCACCATGCCCGCCGCCTTGAGCCGCAGCTCCGGCTTCACGGACGCATCCGCCACCATGGCGGTGAGCTGTTCGAGAATGCGCTCCTTCTCGTCCTCCAGGTCGATCATGTCGCGCGCTCCCGGTACGAGAGCACGTAGTCCTCGCCGTCGGCCGCCGCCGCGAATGCATACGTCTCCAGCGCGTCGTGCACGGCCTGCTTCGGCAGCCGCAGCGTGCCGCCGTCGCCGCAGCGCACGCACAGCGCCGCCAGGATCGCGCCCGACAGGTTCAGCAGCTCCTCATACGCCGCACGCTGCTCGCGCAGCCTGCGGCGCAGGTCGGTATCCGTCTGCTTTTTCATGTACCATCCTCCTTGCTTTCTTCCATGGCCGCCGCCCGCTGCCGCTCGCGGCTTTGCGCGCGCTGGTCGATCAGGCGGCCGGTGTAGTCGCCCCAGTCGTGCAGCCGCCAGTCCGCGTCCACAAATCCGGACGTGCGCAGCGCCACGGCGAGGTCGCCGGCCCGGCGCTCGTTGAACTGGCAGATCTCCGCGAGCTGCCTTGCCGGCAGCGCGGACAGATCGCCGTCCGGCGCGTTGTCCAGCGCCCACAGCCACAGCAGGCACATATGTCCGAGCGCCGCCGGCGTGCGCAGTCCCAGCGCGTCGCGCAGTGCCAGCAGCTTGCGGTGCTGCGGCAGCGTCTGGTGCAGCTCAATCCATGCCAT